CCTGCGGCACTCCAACCCCCGACCGGTACCGGATCACATGCAGCCGCCACAGGACAAAGGGGAACAAGGAATGAAAAACGAGAACGACGTCAAGGACGCGGTCAAGAAGATCATGGGGCCCGTGCGCCCCGGGTTGTGGTGGTACATGCCGTCGGCCAATGGCTTCGGTACCCCCGGTATCCCTGACTTCATTGGCGCTGCACACGGGCAGCTGTTCGGTATCGAGACCAAGTTCGGCAAGGGCAAGCGCACGGAGTGGCAGGTCAGGCAGGCAGATCGTATTCAGGCAGCAGGTGGCAAGTACTGGCTGGTGTCTGAGAAGGACTTGGAGAGCTTCGCGGTCACGTTCCCGGCATGGATGGAACTATGCTCGTAGTACCCGCACACCGAAAACTGGTCATGGACACGCCCAGCTACCAACAGGTGGCGGCGGTGATCCCACATGCGAAGGCGTTTACCCATGGCGGACAAAATCTACTCGCGCTTCACCACGGTGTGGAGGAGTCGCTGGTTCTCAAAAACTTTGGCTTCAGTGTGCCGGCGCCTATCCTGTCCTACTACGACTGGCCTGCACGGTTTACGGCTATGGACCATCAGAAGGAGACTGCGGCGTTTCTGACGATGAACAAGCGGGCTTTGGTGCTCAACGCCCCGGGGACCGGCAAGACCATCAGCTCGATTTGGGCAGCGGACTTCCTGCTGACCGAGGGTATCGCCAAGAAGGTTTTGATCATCGCGCCGCTATCTACCCTGACGGTAGTGTGGGCGCGCGAGATACGGCACCACTTGCCACACCGCGGATTCGTTGTGGTGACAGGGGATCGGGAGCGTCGCGAGCGGATGATGGCGGCCACTGGTGTGCAGTACTACATCATTAACCACGACGGCTTCACGCATAACCATGCGATGTTCAAGGACTTCGACGTGGTGATCTATGACGAGGCAACAGCGCTCAAGTCGCCCAGTTCGCAGCGGTACAAACTATTCGCCAAGTGGATGACCGCGAAAGACCCATGGTTGTGGATGCTGACCGGCACGCCGATCTCGCAGACACCCGCGGATGCGTGGACACTTGCGAGGCTGGTGAACTCGCCAAACTGCCCCAAGAGCTACACCACGTTCAAAGACATGGTGATGCAGAAGATCACTACGTTCCGCTGGACCCCGCGCCCTGATGCGCTGGAGACGTGTCGTAAGGTGCTGCAGCCGTCAATCCGGTTCTCGCTCAACGAGTGCAAAGACTTGCCCGATACAAACTACGTGGGGCGCAAGGCCGAGTTGACACCGCAGCAGAAGAAGGCGTTTAAGGAAATGCAGGAGAAGGCGGTGACGTTTTTCTCCGGCACTGAGGTGGCCGCCCCCAACGCTGCTGTGGTGCTGGGCAAGATGCTGCAGATATGCTGTGGTGTTGTTTATTCGGACGACACACGAGTTGAAATCGATGCCAGTGACAGGTACAATACCTTCACCGAATTGATCGACGAGATCGGCGGCAAAGTGATTGTGTTCTGCCCATTACGGGGTGTGCAAGATTGGCTATATGAGTCCCTGAAGAAGGGCGGCTACGATGTAGCGACAGTACATGGCGGCGTAGGGAAGGCTGAAAGGAATCAGATCTTCAACGACTTCCAGCATACCGACAGCATCCGCGTGTTGCTGGCTCACCCCAAGGTGGCCGCTCACGGGCTGACGCTGACACGGTCGCAGGACATCGTGTGGTTCGCTCCCATCTACTCGCTGGAGCAGTACGAGCAGGCAAACGCCCGGATCCGGCGGTTGTCGACAGTGGGCAAGACAACGGTGTGGCACATTTACGCGACATCGTTCGAGGCAGAACTCTACCGCAGGCTGCGGCAGAAGCAAAGAGTGTTGGGGGAGTTCCTCAACTTGGTGCAGGGTATAAATGATGACTAGGAGAGACGTATGAACTTTGAACAAGCGGGCGAAAAATATATCGCCCTTCGCAACGAGGTGGCCCGCATTGAGAGCGAAGCCAAGACCGCAGTGGCCGAGCTGAAGTCCAACATGCTGGACATCGAGAACTGGTTTACGCTGCGCGCGCAGGAAGAAGGGCTCTCCAAGATCCCGACCGCTGTGGGCACTGTGTACTGGTCCACACACAACTCGGCAACGGTCGCAGACCGCTCTGCCCTGTTCGATTTCTGCCAGAAGAACAACTCGTGGGACATGATCGAGTCCCGCGTATCGAAAGTCGCCGTGAAAAGTTTTATCGACGGGCATGGCGTACCCCCACCCGGGGTGAATTTCTCGTCGGTGCAGGCCTTCAATCTTCGCAAAACAACCCCTAAGGAGTAAGTCACATGACTTCAACCGCAGTAGCAACCGTCCCCGCGCACATCGCGGCCCGCATCGCAGCACGTCAGGCCGCCGGCAACGGCAAGTCGGACGCAATGAAAGCCATCCTCGGGGATGGCCCCAGCTTCCCCAAGATCAGCATCCGTGCCGGCCGCTATCGGCTGGTCGAAGACGGCGTCGAGACCCCCGTGGGCATCACACTGGACGTTATCGTGGTGGGTGTGAACCCCCGCACCTCTAAAGTGTTCTACGCGAAGGCGTATGATCAGAGCGCGGAGGGCCTTCGTCCCGACTGCTTCAGCAATGACGGCATCACCCCGGACGCCTCCGTCACTGCGCCTGTGGCCAAGGGCTGCGCCGGCTGCCCCAACAACGTGCTCGGCTCCAAGGTCCTGCCCTCTGGCGCCAAGTCCAAGATGTGCGGGGACCAGCGGCACATGGCCGTCATCGCAGCAGCCGACCCGAGCAAGGTGTATGGGCTGACCATCCCCGTGTCCGGCATGAAAGCCCTGCGCGAGTACTTCAAGGAGTTAGACAATTTCGGCATTAACCCCGAGGAAGTTATAACTGAATTGGGCTTTGATGACACCGCCAGCTACCCCAAGGTGGTGTTCAAGCAGAAGGGCTATGTGCCGGAAAAGAGCGTGTCGCACATCGACAGCATCGTGCAAAGCGACGACGTGAAGGTGGCTGTTCGCCTCATGGCCCCCACAGGGTCAACCAAGGCGGCAATCGCTGCTCCTGCGGGCAATGCGGCCATTGCTGCCCCCGTCGCTGCTCCTGCGGTAGACCCAGACTACGACGACACCCCTGCCCCGGCCGCCGCGGCACCCGCCGCCGTAGCTACTCCAGTCGCCCCGGCTCCCAAGCCAGTAGCGGCCCCTGTGAAGGCATCGTCTGAGTTGGAGGCCAAGCTCGACAACCTGTTTGGCGAGTAGTAAACTGCCCTCCTGATTTCACCCCCGGCACGCGCCGGGGTTTTTCCTTCTGAGGGGTATGCGTGGACACAAAAACTTTTCTTACTCGTGTGTTGTCCCCATCTGATGAAGTTATTGTCTGCACCCACAAGCCCGACCCATCTGGAAAGAACCCCAAAGGTTTCTTCTGGGACAATGGCTCGTTCGCGGACATCGACGACGCAGTAGCGGCGATACAACGATTCGACCGTCAGGCGGATATGACGGTTTACTACTCGGTTGGCAAGTTCGCCAACCACAGCTATGTGCACGAGAAGTCAGGCAAGACCCGGCACCATCGGTACAAGCATCTCGCGACATCATTCAAGACGCTGGCGCTGGATCTGGACTGTGGAGCGGACAAGCCCTACCTGACACAGAAGGAGGGGTGGGTAGCCCTCAAGGCCGGCATCCTCGCGATCGGGCTGCCACCCCCTATGGTGGTGTCCTCCGGTAATGGCATCCACTGCTACTGGCCACTAACGAGTAGCGTTAAAGCGGAGCACTGGGAAAAGGCATCTGTTGCCCTGCGACTGGCGTTGGAGGAGCATCAGGTGCAGATCGATGTCTCCAAGATTCACGACGCCTCCATGGTGCTGCGTCCGGTGGGAACCCACCACAAGAAGCAGCAGCCGTGGAAGGAAGTCAAATGTGTGTCGGACTGCCCGGACTATGAGCCAGCGGCCCTATTCACGATCTTGAAACCTTGGTTCAACAAGATGGTGGCGACACCATCGCGTACCGCTCGGCCATCGGGTAAGCCGCGGTCAAGTGTCATGGCAGCCCTCATGGATAGTGGGGACATTGCTCTCGAATCCGTAGCAGCCAACTGCGCACAGGTATCTGCTCTGGTGTCTTCGGGCGGTGCACAGGACGCTGCTGGCCGCCCTGTCGAGTACAGCATGTGGATTCTTGCCCTGCAGCTGGCGCGCAAGTGCCTAGACCCTGAGGCCGCTGTGGTGGCTATGGGCGCGCAGCACCCCAAGTTCGACCTGACCGAGTCGATGGACAAGATGAACTCGTTCACCGGCGGGGTGCCGTTCTGTGGCACGTGGGAAAGCGCGTGCTCCTCGGGCTGTGCCGGCTGCCCTCGCAAAGGTACTGTCACGAATCCCGGGCAGCTCAACCGCACAGAGACGCCGGCGCCCCCACCCGGGGTCGCGGCGATCGAGCTGCCGAAAGAGTATTTCGTGGATGGGGGCAAGATCTGGGTGGACATCGAGAAAGAGATCTCGACCACTGCAGCCGACGGAAAGAAAGTAAAGGGGTCAGTGCTGGAGAAAACGCTGGTGTGCCCGCTGGAGATGTACATCACCGGCATATACACTGACCACGGATACTCCAGCTCCACGGCCACGCTCTACGTCAAGTACCCGCTGGGAAACTGGAAAGAGCATGAGATGCCCCTAAGTACCATGTCGAGCCCCAAGGACCTGCTCGACTACCTGACGAACAAGCAGGTGTTTTTTACTTCAACAGCGACGTTAGAGCGCACAAGGACATACCTTATGAACTATTTGGAAATGGTGCAGCAACAGGCACCGACGGGGACAGATTTCGTGGCCTTCGGCTGGCAGGAGGACGGCTCGTTCCTGTGCGGAGAGGCCCTGCTGGGGGCTACCTCGGGCAACGTGGCGCGCCGCCTCAAAGGCCCTGCAGCCCACTACGCTGACGCGATCAAAAAGAAGGGCTCGCGCGATGTGTGGGCTGACGCAACCGCTTTGCTGGACGTGCCGGCTGCCAACAATATGGCCGCCGCGATCCTGCTGTCCGGCGTGGGTATCCTCGGCGATGCGCTGGGCAACGCCTCCTCTGTGATCTCGTTCTACTCCACGCGTACCACTACCGGCAAGACGCTGTGCCTGCACGCTGCAAACAGCACCTTCGGTAATCCCAAGGGATTACTCATGGCCGTGCGAGACACCGAGAACGCGGTGTACAAGATGCGGGGCGTGCTGAACCACCTGCCCGGCACCATTGACGAGCTGACCGGTGTGGACCCAGAGCGTGCGGTGTCGATGGCGTACTGCTTCAGCGAGGGGCGCGAGAAGGTGTCCATGACCCAGCAGCGTGATCTGCGCGAGCCCGCCCGCTGGGCTGGGCCGACATTGGTGTCGTGCAATATTTCCCTACATGCCAAGTATGCGGAGGTGATGTCCCAGAACGACCCAGTGCGTGTGCGTACGCTTGAGTTTCTGCAGGACGACCAAGTGTTCGGCAGCACCAGTGGCCGTCAGTTCTTTGACCTGATCATGAGCAACTACGGGCACTTCATCCCCGAGGTGACGCAGTTCATCATCGACAATGGCGGCGAGAAGGTAGTGGTATCCCGGGGTGAGGCGGCCTTCGCCAAGAAGTACAACTTCGTGTTCGAGCAGGAGGAGCGTTTCTTCCGCTCCAGCGCCATCGGGGCGTTCATTCTCGGCACCATCGGTGCGCGGCTTGGCCTGATCAAGTTCGACGTGGACCGCGTAGTGCGTCATATTCTGGACCGGGTTGTCGCGCTGCGGGGTCAGGCCACCAAGAACCGGCTGGATGCGTTTGACATCATTGGCCAGTTCCTGCAGGAGCACAACGACCGCCTGCTGATCGCGACCGAGGAGTATGTGCAGGGCACGCCCCCGGGGAAATCCAAGGAGGTGGTGCAGTATCCCATCCCACACAACGCGGTGGCTCGCATGACTACCGTGTACGATGCCAACAACCCCGTGCTGCCCGGCAGCCGGATGGCGATCAACTCGGCAATCCTGAAGCGCTGGCTGGCCCGGTCGAAGGACTCGCTGGACCGCATCACAGCAGAGCTGGAAGCCA